TGTATGCGTACCGATGATACGTCCGTTAGCGTAAGCCAAAGAAGTGAATGTGTGCGAGCCTGTGGTGTGCGAAGAAATGCTTGTGCCAGCACTATCGTGGATATGAACGCTATCTGCGGCGTAACCAATAAAAACTCTTGTACCGTCAGAACATAACGCCACAATGTCTTTAGCCTGTGCGCCAGTAGTAATGGTTGTCCAGTTGCCGGACACCGTGGTGGTGCGTTTCAAAGATTGTCCGTCAGCAACATAAATGTAACCGCCTGCAACACACATCAACTGTTTAGTAGCAGTAGTCGGCGCACCCGAACCAACATTCAACGCCGTATCATTCAACAAAGACACTTGGCCTTTAACCCACGGGTTGATACCTTTAGACTTATAAAACTGATAGTCAACAGAACCGGCGGTGTCAGCGTATTGTTGTCCTGCACCGAAATGCCATGAATCCTGCCCGCGTCGCCACAACCCACCAGGGTTAATAGCTGCTTCACCAGGGGCAGTCGAAGTGTCTTGCGAGTCACGTACACGTTGCTCATACCCACGAGCAAACTTGCCTGACTTTTGGTCAACCATATATGGTCTACCGTTGATAGCTACAGGAAACGTTGATGGTACGAGAGTTGTTGAACCTGTACCCGAAAAGTATGCGGGTGTACCAACGAAAGGTATCGTTAAAAGAAGCGACGGTGCGGTCACTGTTTAGTTCCGTTGCAGAAACGTAGGGTACTGGCGAGTCAGCTTGGCTGCTTCGGCTATGATGCGGTCCCTTCGCATACGCAACAAGTTCGTGATACTGCCACCGACGGCTCCTGGGCCGACTTCTTCGGAGCGGCGTGTGTCACCTTGCGATTCGGTAAAGTTGCGTTTCACTTCACGTGGAGCGACAAGCCTGATTTCTGCACCGATAATAAGGATGTCCTCAGCTGAAAGAGGGTAACCAGCGATGGTTTGCAGGTCGTCTGTCTCAGCGGTGATACGGGTGAAAGGTGCTTTATATGAGATGCGGATTTCTGATGCAGGGATACCCGAATCGATTTGGAGTGCCATACCGGAACCGAAATCTTTGGTTGGCATATCGCGCATAAGTTTCACGTTGTTCACCGTCTTGTAGTCGGACGCAATGTAACGGTAACGGACTTCTAGCAGGTCTATAACGTCGCTGATGGCAGGCAGGTTGACCTGGCGGTTGGCAGGGTTGTAGGTCATGTCCAACGTTTTGACACGAAACAGGCCGTTCATTGGGGATGACAGGTCTGACAGTTCGTCGTTGATTGCTTCAATAATGTTGCTACGAGGAAACCGTGGGTTGGCTGTAATGATGCTGTTTACTGCTTGTGCCGAGGCGACAGTACCGTTGAAGGCTCGTTCTACTGTCAGGGTTTTGGTGGATTCTACGGTTGCCCAAACATACATTTGTTCTGAACCAATCTCGATGACGGTTCCTGAACGTATCCCACCCAACTCGTAGGTCAACACGACGCTTGTAGCTGTGGCTGTTAAAGCTGAGGCTAGTTTGTTGCGTTCCTCTACCACTCCTGATAGGAGTTGGCGTTGGGTTCGGTTGATGATTTGGGCGACTGTAGACATTTATTTCTTTCGAGCGGCTCTCATGTTGTCTATGAGGTTTGGGTATGGCCTGCCTGCTGCTTTAGCCATTGCTTTGGCAGAAGATTTGGCTTTGGGTGAAAGTTTTTTGGACACCTTTTTGGGGTTTGGTTTGTCCCAAACTTTCTTTTTAGCAGCCATTACTTTTTCTTTGCAGCCTTTTTCATTGGCATACCAGTTTTTTTAGCCATCTTTTTTGCGGCTGCTTTACCGGCAGCTGTGTATGGGAACTCTTTTTTTCCGACCATTGGCATGTTGTTCTCCTTTGTAGGGTGTGCTTGCATATTAGCACGGGAACATTATCTCAATATCTTCCACGTACTTACGGTGGATTTGGGGGACAAGTTCCTGTATCAAAACGTTCTGTTGGCGTTGCGCGGTGTGCGGGCCGATGTGCTGTAGATATAGCAGCTTGTCGATGTGAACACTTTTGGTCCATAGGGCAGACCGTACTATCAGGTCGTAGTCGTCTGCGACACGGAGGGTGGCATCGTGTCCACCTAGTTTGCGGTATGTTTCTCTGCGCCAGGCTCGGACGTGGTTGGGGACGGACACGATATGGCTGAGGGTGGTGCGGTTTAAGGGTGGGGCTACCATTTCCCACACGTTGTATTCGGTGTTCCAGCGTTCCGACCCGTAGCCGAACGCCCAGCCTTCAGGGTATTTACCGCTAGTACCGTCAGAGAATACTTCTGCACAGTTGGAGTACACGAATCCGACACCGTAGTCAATGAACGCTACATCTACCTCAGCGAGGGCATTGGGGGTGAGTTCGTCGTCGTGGTCTAGTTCAACCAGTATTTCGCCTAAACCTAGGGAGAACGCCATGTGTTTTGCGTAGCCGATGTTTCCGCCTGATGGTACGTGTGGGCGGAATACCCGTATCTTGTACCGTTCATCGGAGCAGAACCCGTATATCTGATTGTATGTGTCTAGGTTGGGGGAGTCGTCGTAGATGACCCATTCCCAATCGGTGTAGGTTTGTGCTTTGAGTGATGCCCATGTGCGGGCTAGTACTTCGGGTGGCGTGTTGTATGTGCAGGTGATAACTGAAATAGTCATAGTGCTAAACGTCGTTTCCATTCAACAATAAAAGATGCACCTTTGCTCCGATTACAAGCCCCACAAGCAGGTACCAAATTCCCGATTGAGTGCCTGCCACCTTTGGCAAAAGGTACAACGTGGTCAATTTGACTGCTTGGTACACCGCAATAAAAACACGGTTTTGATAGAAGGGTTCTTATCTCCTTGGCGGAAACATATTTTTTGTCAACGCCCTCAACTAACCGACGTTTGTATTTTTGTTCCCTAACCAAGTGTGGATTTTTTGCCCGCCAAAGGTTTGTTCTCTCCCGCTGCAAAGAACGATGTGTTTCCCTGTACCGTTTCTGCGAGGCAGCAAATGCTAATTTGTTTTCTGATTTATATTTTGCATCGGCAATTCTTGCCCCTTCGGGGTCTGCTAAACGGATTTGGTTAACAGCAGAACGTGCGCATGGCTTACAGAAGTATTGCAACCCATCTGGTCTATCAATTCTTTTACCAAATTCTGAAACATCTTTTTCAATGGTACATTTTGAACATTTTTTTGTGATGACACTAATCAACTAAGCAGCCTCATATGTAAATGTTCCTGACAAAACGTCATTAACCGCCCATGTCATTGGTCCAGTTGCAAATATTTCTTGGTATCGGTTGCCACCTCCGCCAACTATGTAACCAAAAGCAACTGTCGTTGAACTTTCCATGCGCACCCATGACATGTAGTTAAGTCCTGCCGAAAAGTCGTAACTGCTAGCCGTGCCAATGAGATGTGCGCCTAGTGCGTATGCAGTGGTGGTTGCTGTTACTGGTAGCGACATACTAATAGCACCGCCACTACCAATTACCGTTGTGCTACCGCAAGTTAATTTAAAAACTACGTTAATGTTTTTGTTTATTTGCGAATAACGTGCAACAAGGACACCGTTTCCTACCGTAATGTTTACAAATGTTGGTGTGTAAGTTTGCCAAGCCCCAATTTCAGTAGTTTGCGGTGTGGACAAATACAACCAAGCAGAACCATTCCACACCAACGACTTGTCCGTATCAGTCTCATAGATTTGTTGCCCCTCGTATGGGGCTGTGGGGCGTGTGCTAGAAGTGCAAACACCTGGTCGAAAACCTGTAGACAAAGAGTTAATAGCCATTATCCTGCAATCTCCATAACCGTAATAGACGAAGAACCAGAAACTATGGCAGTGTCTCCACGCCTATTGACATACAATGTTCCACCACTTGTTTTTGCCTGTATTTTGTATGTTACGGAACTTGTGGTAGATGGAGAATCAAGGTGCGAAAAGGAAACCATTTTGAAATCTTGGTCTGTCCCTATATGTGAAGTACCAACGGTTGAGGAATACTGTGCTGCTGAAGGTTGCGCAAGGTCTGTTGAATTTCTTACAAGGTTAAACGAGTCATGGTTAGCACCTGCGTTGCCGTTGGAAATATGAAAATTAACAAGAATTTTGCTTGACGTTGATTTAGGGGTAATGCTTACACTTAACCCTGTTACATCTGTAAAAGTTGCACCAGTCATTGAAAAAGTATCTACCTTGGTTGTGCTAACAACTTGCAATACAGTTCCGTTAGTTGGGGTGGATGCACCCATAATGCGCCAAGCCGTGCCATTCCAAATAGCGAGTACGTCGGTGTCGGTTTCGTAAATCATCTGACCCTCAAAAGGAGCAGTTGGTCTAGTGCTTGATGTGCAAACCCCAGGCTGAATCAACCTCGATGGCGGAATAGTGTTACTGATTCCCATTAGGGTTCCATTCTTCTGCGGTGTTACCTTCAGCAACCCACGCTAAATATGCTTGATAATCCTTGTTTCCTTCGTCTGCTGGAAACCATCTTCCCTCATCACCGACAACACAATGAAACATTTGCATACCATCAAATACCGCAACAAAATAACTCATAATTCTGCCTCTGCACCAAGATAAGCATTTGCATTGTTCATTCTCAAACAAGCAGCAGCACCAGTAGAAACGCCAGGAGAATAAACATAAAAGTTTACTGCATAATACGAACAAGTTAAACCAGAAAGACTGGTCCCTGTTTGACCGCCACTAGCAACTAAGTTTGTAAAATTTGATGCAGTGTTTGAATAAACAAGTGTTGGTTGTCCACGCATGGGGACAGGGCATCGTATCGGGTATCTAATCCATGTTGATTGGTCGCAGGCTGCTCCTATGAAGTTGTCAAGAATATATGTAGCACCAGTTTGTCCATGAACGCCAACTTGTTCACGCCAGTAATACCGTTGGCATAAGGCTAGTTCTACACCGATAGGGCGTTGCTCAAACGGGGTCGGCTGGTAGTTCTGCTCTAACTGCATGCCAGTAAAAAACATATTTCCACCAGAAGTAGTGGTGGGGTACTGTGAAGAACCAGATGCCCCAATGAAGTTGCCGCTTGCAACCGTTCCCGCTGCCGAACGGGCATTAGCCCCAGACCCCAAATCAAAAAATAAAAACACTCCAGCAGTATTGTCTTTGGTCCATGTCCCAGTTGTAATTGCGCTGATGTAAACCGTTTTATATTCCCAAGTATCCACAGCATTTACAACATAAGAAAATGGGAAAGCAGAGTTTGCTGCACTGTTGCGAACGGACCCTCCAAATGTTCCAGTTGCTCCAGACCGTACCCAAAAGGACAGCACAGCAGGTTTAGCATTTGCTGTTCCCCAATCAAGTTGAGCGGAATTGTTGCCCTCAATCGCTTGGAAAAAATAATTGTAATCACCGACTGCTGGAGTGTTTCCAGTAGTTTTTGTGAACTTAATGGAGTAATCAAAACCTGGCGGGCAAGCAGTAGTGGACGCTGGAATTTGTTGCATTGTCCAAGCACCAGACGTTGTTTGCGCAACGTAAAACCTGTCAACGGGATAACTTCCGTTTGTTGATACGGCAGTAGTCCCTCGTTGCGCAATGCGCATATGCCCGTTGATAATCAGGTTGCGGAAACCCAAACCAGCAGGCAGTAAAGCCGACGAACCAAGCGACGAAGAAATACCCATCAGACTTCTTTAATCCAACCCGTAACAATAATGTTCACAGCACTCGCAGCGTCAGCGTAACCCCATAACCGCTCCGTAGCCACCAACACCAACGCCGTATCCAACACAACCGTATCGTACGCTGCGATAGGCAACGCAGAAAGAAACCTCGACGTAGCACCACCGGTAGCTGCCCCACCAATACCCAAATAAACCAAACGGTCAGTACCCGAAGTGTTCGTCAAAATGACCTGTTTAATAATGTGTTCACGGCTAGTCGCCACCGCAGCAGCACCCAACCCTGCGTCAGTAGCAGTCAACTGTGACGGACCTATAAGCCGTGTTTCTTTTCTATCGCCTGTAGCCACTTAAACTCCTACGTCCATCGTAATTATTGCTGTGAACTTGTTGTCGTTCATCGGGTCTGTACTAGCGGTAGTGTTCACCCACTGGCTAGATGTCCCATCATAGACCAACGCTTGTCCTGTCACGGGAGAAGTAATAGTTACATCGGTAGCACCATCCAAGGTTGTGAACCCTTGTGGACCTTGCGCACCTTGCGGTCCCTGTGGACCTTGAGAACCAGTAGCGCCTTGAGGACCCTGAGAACCAACATCACCTTGCGCACCTTGTGGACCTTGCGCACCCTGAACACCTTGAGGACCCTGAATACCAGGTGAACCCGTAGCACCCTGCGCACCCTGAAACCCTTGGAAACCCTGCGCACCTTGAGGACCAACAGAACCCTGCGCACCTTGCGCCCCTTGGGGTCCTTGCGGTCCTTGTGAGCCTTGCGGTCCAGCAACAGTCGAATCAGCACCGGTAGCTCCCTGCGCACCCTGGGAACCTTGTGGACCAGTAGCACCCTGACTCCCCGTGTCACCTTGGAAACCTTGGAAGCCCTGTGGACCCTGTGCGCCTGTAGCACCCTGGAAACCTTGCGGGCCTGTAGCGCCTTGTGAACCGACATCACCCTGGAAACCTTGTGGGCCTTGTGAGCCTTGCGCACCCACCGCTCCCTGAAAACCTTGTGGGCCTTGCGAACCAGTAGCACCCTGCGCTCCCGTAGAACCCTGCGCACCAGTCGCCCCCTGTGAACCAGTAGCACCTTGAAAGCCCTGCGGCCCCTGCGAACCCTGAACGCCCTGCGTACCTTGCGGACCTTGAGAACCAGTAGCGCCCTGAGCGCCCTGGCTACCTTGGAAACCTTGCGGTCCAGCAGGACCCGTGTTGCTTGAAGAAACAACAGTAACCCGCGCACCAACCTCAATCGGCACATTAGGGTCAGCCAACGCAACAACATAAGTGTTCGTACTACGGTAAACAACAACAGGTTCGTTGCTTAAAACAACCGTTACAAGAGTAGTAGCCATCTGCTACCTAGTGACATCGGCAAGAACCGTGACAGTACCAGCAAGAATAGTAG